AGGTGCAGTAGAAGAGGTTGCACTTCCAGCCGCCGGGGAACTTTTGAAAGCCCGAAGTACAGTATCCACGGGAACCTGCCCATAGAGATTGTTAATGTACTTCTTCATCATAACACGAGACATGATCCTAATATAGCCAGCATACTCACCATCAGAGTGAATATCGCAAGGAGCTACTCTAGGATCGAAGAAGGTGTTATAAAGGTCCATTCTCCTAATAACATTCCCAGCCCAAAGATTTGCTTTTGCTTTAGCTCCATTAGGACTATTCAAGTCATTCTCTACTGTGAAGTTATTCCTCTGTTCCCAGTCAACTTCAAGCGCGTGAAGGTTATACTTAAGGCCATCTCTAAAGAACATCTTAAGTTCCTTAGACCAGCGAGCCGTAACAGCATTCTCTCCAATGATAGTTTCCATCTGAAGAGCAGCATCTTCTAGATCAGGAGAAGAAGCAACTCCAAAGATTGGATAGCCAGTAAGGAAGACATTAGTCATGTAGGAAAGAGCAGACTCTACCTGCGGCATGATGATAGGCAGAGTAATATCCCGCATCTTGTGGGCATCTCCTGCCCTGTTAGCAAGTCTTGCCTTCAGGTCAGCATCCGTCCAGTTGTTCTCCCTCATGTAATCTCGATCAATCTGTTCTAGGTGAGACCTCAGAGAGAACTGATTAAGAAGAAGTTGCTGAGCTTTACTAGCGAAAAGAAGAACAGCTTCCTCTTGTTTCTGATCAAGAGTAAAGTTAATTCTCTGTTCTGCCGGAGCTGAGTTCTGAAGCGGAGTTGCCATTGTTGCTAAGTCCTTTAAAAGGGAGAGTTGTGTTCTTGTACTTTGTTCTCTTCAGATACAAGCATCTGTTCCTGCTCATCTGTAAGCATTAGATGTCCATACTGTTCTACTACAGGCTGCATGTAGCATAGAAGATCAAGAGTTCCATCTACGTTGTTTCTTCTAAGAGGCTGCCAGTTAGCAATCTGGTAGATAACTGCACTCTTAATAGAAGGATGAATGTAGATTTCACCCGCAGTAAGACTCTTAAGCATAGTTGCAATCCTAGAGTTCTTACTATGGTTACCAGGATAGATGTCTACAAAGTTGAAACCTGTAAGTTGCAGTTGCTCAGAGATAACTCCAAACCAGTACATTAGAGAAGACTGATAAGCAGTACCTTCTACAACTATGAGACGAGTTCCAGTCTGAAGAGCCATGAGAAGTGCACGACGAATAGTGTTACCAGGAGAAAGGTTTTCTTCAATAACTTGCCGCATAGCACAAGTACCATCAAATACTTCCATGTAGCCGATAGCACAATCATCGCCGCCAGTCTTGTTAGGAGAGGGGTCAATGATAATAGCTTTTCCCTGAGGTATATCAGCTTGATCCCACTTCCAGTCTCTGATAAGTGCTAGGTCTGTGCTGGTGTTTACGCCGACATCAGTATCATTAAGGACTTCTGAGAAGAAGACTTCTGGATGACCAGCTTCTATGTCATTATCTAGTTCATCTAGAAGATCAGAAAGCGGCCGAAGTTCCTCCCAGAGCGCAGTTCCATCAGCAAGAATAGCTCCCGTAGTGAAGGAATCCCAGCGAGAGTTATTCTTAAGTTTCTTCAGAATAGAGTTAGGTCCAGGATACATATTACCACAGAATATAGTAATGCAGCGGCGAGGACTCTTAGCTTTCATGGCTGTTCCATACATCCAACGCTCAATAGAGTCAGAAACAGTCTTACTTTCTGAGGCTTCCTTAGTTTGAATATCCTCGAAGACTATAACATCTGGCCGGTCATTTTTAATATTCAGTCCGCGAATACTTCCACCTACGCCAAGTCCCGCAACTACAACACTTCGGCCACGAAAGCCAAACTTCTTAAGTTCATTAGTGTTCTTTTCTAGCCCCAGTTTCCAATCTCCGAAGAGTCTCTTGATATTAGGCTCCTCAAGGAAGTCAAAAACGTCTGCTATGATGTTCTCAGCATGAGTAGCTGTAGAACAAACAATAAGGATGAACTTTCTGTTAGTGAAAAGTATGCAGTAGAGGATGAAAAGCTTAATAAGAGTAGTTTTCCCGTGCCCACGAGGAATTCCTAACGCTATTTGTGGAAAACCTTTAGGAGCATGAACTACCTGAACTAGAAGTTGCCAAACAGCTAGCAGCACTGGAGGAAAGAAGTAGGAAAAGACTGTAGGCATAGCTAGCCCACCAAGAAAGTTGACACTCTTTTCAGCTAAAGAGATGCTTTCTTCTTTACTATAAACCTGAGTAGAGACTTCTTCCTCTTGAGCAGCCTTCTCAGCTTCAAGATCAGCCTGAAGTTGCTCAGTTTCTCCAAGGTAAGAGTCCCAGTCAATAGGTCTAGTCATTTCTTTTTGGCTTCTTCAATTCTGAACATAACTCCAAGCTGGAGTTGAATAGAAAGAAGCATAGTTTTAGCTCTCTCTGCATCAGCTTTCTCCGCCAGAGTTCTGTTCTCCATCAACTTCGATAGTGGGAGCGATGAATCTCCCAAGTTGTTCATAAGTTTTTCCACGATCTGGACCTCTCGAACCAGCTAAGTGCTTTAGGAGCGACTGAGCAGGCATAGTTTGCATTGGTCTGCCTTCGATCTCTACTATCTCGTTCTGGATATTCTTAACAAAGTTCATAGTTACAGAGTTCGGAAGTGTAAGTTCTACTGTAACATGTTGGTTATTCACAGAATCCTTAGTTGGGTTGCCGCGCCGGACTGCTTTGTTGAGAACATTAAAAGCAGCAAGGACATCTCTAGGTTTGTAGATTTGCTGAGTTTCAACAAGTTCGTGAACTTTAGAGATAAGCATATCTTCAATAGCATTGATAGAACTATCACGCTGATTAGCTTCAAGAAGAGACGCTGTCCTAAGTTCTATGACCTTAGCAGCGAACTCTTCTTTAGCCATAAGCTCTGTTATGTAGGAAGGCTGGCAACCTACAGCACTAGCAACTGCTCCGTTAGGAAGTCCAGAGCCTAAAAGTGCAAGTATGCGATCTTTGTCTAAGAAAGCGCCAGCCATAGTTAGAAACTCCGAGGCTAAGTTTTTAGTCTACAATCCAATTAGTTCCATCACAGTAAACAGGAACATGGACTGTTCCGCCGCCTACAACAGTTGCTAAAGCTGTTGGAGCAAGAGCATTATTAACACCCATACGATAACCTTCTCCTGCTGCATTACAAGTAGGTAGTGAAGCTACAGCTACAATACCTGCTTTAAGAGGTCCAATAGCAGCAAGTGTATGAATAGTGTCACTAGAAGAATAAGAAATTTCTGCATTTGTCTCATCAATGTCGATTACAGAAACTCTCTTAGGAAGATAACCTGCTGCTCCTGGTGTACCCGAAGCATTCTTAATACAAGTATTATTCTTCCTAATTCCAATCATAGCTAATTCATAGCAAGGAATAGTAGTTGTAGTACCAATGGCTACAAACATACCAAGTTTACAGTCTGCTCCATTAGTCCCAGGACACCCAGATAGATCAGTACCATGACTAACTATAGGAGCGCCAAACATCTCAAAGCCAAGGCCAACTACAGGACCAGGAGAACAAGCTCCTATATATCCTTGTAAGTCCATCTGTAGCCCAAAGCGATTGGTCCCGTTACAAGTGCCATTCTGTTGAAGGTTTAGTCTGCCCGTTACTGCATCTACTCCTAAGAAGTTATTAAATTGAAGAGTTCCTCCAGTTCGATACTCAGTTCTCATACCGAAACCTGCAAGAGCGGTATCAGGATCAGCTAGTAGATTAGTACTTCCTATAGCTATCTGTCCAAGTCGAGTAGTTATAGATGTAGAAGATACAGTACCTGCACTCTTATTTAGAGTATAAGTCTTAGGAAAAGACCCTTCTCCGCCTGTAGCTATGATCCACACACCCAAAGGAATAGCACCTCCTGATACTTGAGAACCTATCTGAGGAATGCCGTTTGCACAAGCAGTAAGTGTGAGAGCAGTTCCTACAGTACTTCCAGTACATGAAGCATAATTAATATTAGGATGAAAGATGGCACCTACTTCTTCGGGAGCTGCTAGCTGATCAAAGAATACCCAAGAAGTAAAACCTCCATTATTCTGTTGTTGAATTGCAGCAGCATTTCCTGAAGAGTTAGCTTGTAAGGTAAGTATCTTTGTTGCATCCCAAGCAGGATTAATCCAAGTAAAGTGAGCATTATCTGTAGTTCCGCTAGGAGGAATTCCACTTGTATTGTAGTTAATCTTATCTGCAAGAACAGAACTTGAAAATCCTATCAGAAGGAAAACACTTAAGAGAAGTTTCCTGAGGTTCATTTTCACTGCGCTCCTACAAACTGTTCTGAAAGAGAGTACGCTTCTGTATTAGTGCCAAGTAGTGAAAGTGCTCCATAAGAAGTAGTAACTCCATTAGAGCAATTCATTACTGCCCCAGGTAGAAGTTGAGTTGTAGAAGTAGTAGCAGCTCCTGAGAAGCTATAATACATCACATGAGTACCATTATTCTGAAGAGTACAATCTATTCTGTAGCCAGCAGAAGAGGAGCCAGCCTGAAGAACTGTTACTGCCGCACCAGTAGTTGTTCCATCATGTCTAGTATCTGCTCCAGGAGTAGGGGAGACTTGTGCTCCTAAAGAACTGCCCGCCGAAAGGCTTAGTAGGAATGAGGAGATAAGTAAGATTTTCTTCATAGTAAGGAAAGTCTCCATAGTTAGAAGTTTCGCCGCTAGTAAGCCATCCGGGGCTACCAAAACTTGTAGGAGTAAAATAACTCCCTAGAGGAAAAATGCCAAGTAGGGATTCCTGTTAGGAAGAAACTTCGCAAGGAAAGTAATCTAACTGTTTATCTTCCTAAGAAAAAATTCAGAATTTTACTTCGAATGCCAGAGGATAACGTCAGCAGCTAGACTAAAAAAGGCTCCTACCCCTCTGGCCTAGTTTGCTAAGTCACTGATATTGCTAGGCTTTCTAGTCTAGCTTTGCTGATCAGCTAGCAAGTAGGGCAGGGAAGTAGGAAGTTGTGAAGCTCTGAGGTAGCAAGCAAACCTACAGGGGAAGTAAGTTAGAAGCGCCAAGCAACTCCTTCATGTAGCTACCTACTTCGCCACTCCTGCTCAGGTAGTGACTAGGTTGCTTGGGAGTATTAATCCCTAGTTCCTAGCTTCTAGTTACCTGAGCAGTGAGGGTGTAGCGGCCGAAGGACGTTGTTCCTTAGAGGCTGAGTTCAAGGCTCTCAGTCTTGGGTGCGAGCATCTTAGTGAGGCGGCTCTCTAACTGAGAAGTCACCTTGTCGCTGGCTGCCTTCTGTAGAGCAGAGTGCAGTTGCTTTACGATCTTGATCGGCGGTGCCCAAGCTGGACTGGCAAGCTTGGAGAAGCTCTCACGGTAATCTTTGAGAGCTTTCTTGATCTGGTCGTCTGTTACATCCTCCTTAGCGGCGAAGGCTTCCTCAAGGTTGTCAGCAAGGTTAGCATCGAACCAAGTAGCGATAACGTCGCCGCTGAGCTTGCCGCTTGTTGCTTTCTCGCTGAGGTAAGCAGCGAGGCTTTCCGGCTGGAAGTCCTGGAAGGTAAAAAAGATGTTCTCTCTCTTCGCCTCAAGGGCTTCCTCTACCTTGGACCTTATGAACTCATCTTGAAGTTCAAGGTAAGCAGCACTGAGAGCGGTTTGTAGGACCGCCGGAGTAACTGATAGTTCAAGGTTAGGAACCTCGACTGCCATACTCCGGCGCGCGGGAATGATAGTTCCAGCCTTGTCCTTAGTAGCCTTCCACCGGATGACTGACAGGCGACAGTTAGGAAGCATCGGCTTCATACCCTCGCTGTGCAGGCGAACGATGTAGGTGGTGACGTTGTGTTCTGTGCTCATAGTTATCTTCTCTCTTTCGGTTGAAATGAGAGGCTATGGCTCGCAGTAGCTAGCGGCGAAGTGGAAGGCTCTTAGTCGTAGGCTCTTAGTCGTGAATGAAAATCGTTTGTACGCACTGTCTGTAGCTGTAGCGATAAACCGCTAATCCCCTATGCTCTAAGGTAAACTTAACACCATGAGCATAAGCAATAGCGGCATCTTCGCTTCTAAAGCTCTTAAGGATTGGCGGGTTGATAGGGTCGTAGAATGTGACGACTACGTGATCAGTCATCTTAGTATCCCCTCTTCGCGAAGCTCATAGCATCGTCGTAAAGGACGACTTCGCGACCGAAGAGGAGGCAGACTGACATAGGAAACTTGTCAGCATGTTTCTTGACCTTGAGCGCATTCGCGTAGGAAGGATTGGCATCGTAGGCAAGGATATGTTTCAGCATAGCGGGTAGCTCCTATTTGAAAGAGCCACTAGCTATTGTGAACCATAGTCTCTCTTGTTGCGGCGGGATGCACTACGCATTGCCTCGCTCTTTGCATGGGACTCATTCACCACACTGTCAGATCAGAGCCACATGCCTCGATACCTAAGATATAGATATCTACTAGGAAGGCAACACTACTAAGTTTCTATAACCCTGCGTCAGCTTGTCGCAGTTGTTGCGAGTGATTCTCATCTGGGAGCCTAGTTCCTGCTTTGTTCTAGTCTTGTTGCTGGTCGGCGAACAAACCATGAACGAAAGGTGAAAGTTACGTTATAACATTGCACTGCCTTGCCGTAGGTAAGTCTACTAGCTAAGTTTCGAGGCAGAGAGAGTTTTAGCCTATCTACTCATACCGTAGACAAGGTGAACTAGAGAGGAGATTTCCAAGTATCAGGCTTTCAAACTGAGCAAGAGATGAGCGCAACCTTGTAAGGCATAGCTTAGGCTCCTTAGTTCTAGTAACTTCCTCTTCAAGCGATCCCCGTCGTATCAATCGTATCAGATGTATCAACTGTATCACTGTATCAAAGGGGGGTATCCACCCCCGATCGGGCCTACTTTCTCTACTATAGAGGGCTTCTTAGGTAGGACAAAAAAGTTAATTAAAAAGAGTTTTCTTAACTTTGATCTTTTCTTTGTAATTAAAATTCTTTGTTAGTCTAAAAATAGACCCGCACAGGTACTGTACAGTACCTTACCTACCTAGAAGCCTTTATACCTATCCGTACCCTCTAAGTAGGGAAAAGTAGCCCCGAGGGGGCGGTAGGGAGGGCCTTGATACAGTGATACACGTGTCACAATTGATACGGCTGATACAATGGGGCGCGAGTAAAGAGCTAGTTTGAGCTTTTCTCTGTACTTATCTAAGCTACTACTAACTAGTGAAGCTAGTAACTAAGCTTGTACTCTTACAAGAGATACGATTTCGCTTGACAGAGCTTTGAGCCTGTGCTAGTTTTGAACTTCGCCTGGAACAGCACAAGGAATTGTTCCTTGTAGTTCTTAGGTGAGTAGTAAGGGAGTTAAATGGCTATGACAAATTCATCCTACGCAGAGAAAAAGTCAGGTTCTCATCACGAAGTAGCCAGTAACATGGCTAAAACTGATAAGAGTGATCCTTTCATGTATGCGCGAACTATGGCTCATCAGCAAGTCGGATTGCATATTATCTATTCTAGAGATAATAGACTAGAGAATGCTTATCGAGCAGATTGGAGACAGGAAGAAAGAACTGATATGAATGGAAATACTTTTAAAGTAAGTGTTCCATTTAATATGTCTCGTCCATGAGAATAAGCTATTAGCAGACATTTGGAGAGTCCTTAGAGATAAGAGTTCTCCATTTGCCTGTTAATGGTAATAGGAAGTAGAAGTAAGTAGTAAATAACTTTCAACCGTAGAAGGAGTTTCTTAGATATGAGTGCAATTCTTTTCGCGTCTTCAAGATTGGTAGTTAGCCTATCTACTGGATTTATTCTAGGAGTAGATTATAATGACTCTTTTGGTTATAAGAGTATTATGATCTTCTTAGGTCCACTGAGTTTGCAAATAAATACTAGCTTAGGGGAGTATTAAAAAAATGACCTTAGACAGTGTAGCCTTCCAGCACCAAGGTGCGAACATTTCTACTAGCGCAGAGAACTATGGAAAGTCTCTAGGAGCTTCTGTAGTTCTCCATAAGCATCATGCAGTAGTTTCAAGGTTTCCAACTAGGGAAGCTCAGAATCTCTTTGTGAAGTTCTTGGAGAGTAGAGACTATAACTTCAGACTGAACTACAGTACTGGAAACTCCGTAGCTTTTAGTCTAAAAGCTGCTTCTCTTTCCTTACGGACTCTTGAAGAAGAACGCTTTGCTTTAGGGGAGATTTAGGAAGATGGAAGACTATCAAGTATCTTACTTTAACAGCAATGGACATTCGATACCTACTAGTGTCACAAATATAAACTTTAATAGCTTTGAACAGGCTAAAAAGTTTCTCCGGCTAGCTGGCTTCCTCCC